TTTATCCGTTGGAGTGGCGGTTGTGTAGACCAGCCCAACAGGCAAAGAGTGCAAAATTTCTTTCACCAGCCGGTAAGCATCTTCCTCAATATGTGCCTCATCCAGCACAAAAAGAAAGTCTTTTGTGACTAAATGCATTCTGGCCAACAAAGACTCTGGGGTGATATACCAGACCCGGGCGGATTCCTTAAAATCTTCCCCGAGGGTTCCAGCAGTGCAATCGAGACCATATGTAGAAGTCATATAATCCCGCAAACCAACTGCAAGCAGGGACCTTGGCTCTACCACCACTACCTTTTGAAAGCCAATGGCAGCATGGCAAGCCAGATGGTAAATAAGTCCAGTGGACTTGCCCGTACCAGTAGGTGCAGTGATCAATAAAGGAGAATGAGCCTTAAAATCAGCTGCAAACAGGGGGTCAAGTTCATTGTAGTTAGAAGGCACTGCCATCCAAATGGTCGACATAACCCAATTCCAGGCATAATCAAAAATGACTGAAAACTCGGGCAGATGGACGCCCTTAACTAAAAGAAACCAATCAGGAACGTGAACGATGAGCCCAAGCAGTGCGGCCACCAGAACTTTATCAAGGGCGGGGTCTACCCGAGGAAAATCCCGGTGCACATATCCATTTATCAGGAACTGCAGATTTGAAATGCGGCGAACTAAAAATTCGCCCATTCTGAAAGTCCCAAACTTCGGACCCCATTTGCAATAGCTGGTGAAAAGCCAGTGTCTCACCAGGAGGGATGACCAATTCGACCTGGAAGTTCCAGGCACGCAAACGTCAGTGTCTAGCCAAGAATAAACTGACCCTCTCAGGGCCCAGTTCAACATGCCACTTGTGGGAGTACCATTGGTTGAAGCTATAAAGTCAACCACCCAGACCAGAAGAGGGGCTAACTGAGACTGAAAAGCACGGCTAAAACCCATATTGAAAACAACTGGATTAAGCAAATCTGGTACTTGAGACAAAGCAGCCAGAACATAATCACCAAGTGTAGGCACCCCATATTGAACTAATGACCCATCATTAACCAAAAGGGAATCAGGGTCAGGGTCAGGGTGAAAAGGCTGAGCTGAAGGATTATACCACATTCTCAACACTTGGGTATAAGAAGGCACCTTGAGTTTTGATGCCACTAGGGCCTTCTTAAGCCAAGATGATTCGAGGGCAGTGCAAATTCCATCATAAACATCTTTATGGTGTGCAGTCAGGGTTATGTAGGACAGTAACCTCTTAACCTGATAGTTGGGATTCGCATTCTTGACAGGGGCCACCAACTTACCAACTAACTTGGCTTTGTT